ATGGCTAGAACAAAGTTGAAAGATATACCGACTAAGGAAAATACAATCAGTGAACCAAAACAAGTTGTAGTAAAACCACTGTTTGCTAAACCAAACGCGCTAGCAAGTATTTTTGGTATTTCGTATAGTTCGACAAATCGTATTTTAAAAGAGTGGGAGAAAGATCCTAAAGGTGTTGACGATTTGTATTATTCATTGTCATCAACTATGACGGTTATCAGTATTCCTAGATTTGAGGAGTACATGAAGAAACGTCATAAAAAATGGATGTAGGAGGCAAGGCAATGAAAATGTACTTAACTTATATTTGCTTAGTTTCATTGTTAACAATACTATTACTAGCAATATCTAACATGTATGTCGCTTTTAGTGTGTACGGCATGATGGTAACTTATGGATTTAATTTAACAGGAGAGATTACAACGTGCGAAAACAAGTGATTATTACAAAAACAGTAGTTGGCTGGTACAACATTAAAGATACTCAACATAATTTAATGTTAAATATACCGCCAAAAGTATTTGAACAGTGCTTTCCTGATGTTAGTAAAGATGTTCAAGTTGCGTGTTTAGAAATGGATTTATCAAAAATTACAGAAATTAAAAATAAGAAAAAGGTAGGTAGTTAAGATGAAAATCAAACAAAAATATCAATTATCAAAAGTGGTTAAAGTATTAGAAGTAGTATTATACGAGAAAAGTAAAACTTATGATGATATTAGTTATCTCAATGAGGATACAGCATTTTATGAATATGCTTTAAAGTTAGTTCATAATGGATTGTTCAATATTCTTGCTGAATTAGATTTTGAAGATGAAGCATTTTTAATTCTTGATGAAGTAACAATGACGCTAAGTGATGTCATGAAAGAAACACAACACGTTTACCGTTATAGTGTCATAGACGAAAAAGGTGAACATAAACATACAACAAATCGCAAAGGACACGTGATTGGAATGTTAGAGTGGGCATTAGATTACATTGTGGGAAATATTGAAGTGGAGGAATTATAAATGAATTGGGAGATTAGAAATTTAATGTGCAATATAGAGATAGTAAAAGAAAAGTTGGAAGATGTAGCGACTACACATACATGGTTTGTAGATGGACGATTTACGAAGAGATCGTTAAAAACTAAAGAAGAAGTGGTTAATTACGGTCTAGCGTATAACGAACATAGAATTCACAACGAACAAGTTACAGATTTAATGCTTACTTATTTGGAAGAATTAGACGGTTTAATGAATAAGTTTCATGAAATAGAAAAAGCGTCACTCTCCACCGACCAAAGCGAAAGTAACGCAAATGTACAAAGTATTTAATTAAATAAATACTAATTAATATATTAACAAAAACAGAATATTATCGAAAGGGTGACTACATGGACGAAGTATCACTTTATAAAAAACATTTCGAATTTCATTCTAAATTAGATTATGTTTCAACAATTAATCTATCTAGGATAAAAGAGATAAGCAAGCGTATAAACTTTGCATCAATCTCAACAGATAGACAAGTTTTTAATAACAAAGGAAATGTATATCACCGAGAAAAAGATAATGTTGCAGGTGATTATATTAGTAATCTTACTTTAGATTATACCATAAAACCAAAAGAAATTGGGCTTGTTTATGGAACCGTCAATATCAAGACTGTTGATAAAAATGGTGAAGAAGAAAAACAATCTACGTTTAAAACTAGTCATTTTCATAACTATGCACGTTTTATAGCTGATCTAATTTCTGACAGGGTCATTTATTCAAAACAACTAGACTGCTTTATTATAGTTAAGAATAACCAGTATGAAGAGATAGACAATACAAACTTTGCGTTAACCTATCCAGTTGATAACAAGTACTATATTGATGATTTCTTAGATGTGATGTTAGAGCTTTACCGCGAACATTTAAATGTAACTCATAACTTTAAGATTTATCCATATTGCATTGCAGGTAATGACTGGGTATATGATTGCCAAAATTTAACGCTTACAGAACAAAAATTAAAAAGTGATGAGCTCTACTCAATTAAATATGACGTAGATATTAAAGATATCAATTTAGAAATACCCAGAAACTTCTTTGATTTAGTAACTGACAATGAAAAGAGTAAAAACAATTTAATGCTAACACACGCTTATACAATGTATCGAAAAATGAAATTGATACAAGCAGAAAAGTGGTTTTTACTTAAAGATTTTGGTCGTTCTGGAAAAGGTTTGTTTATGGCTACATTTGAAAAATTGATGACAGTGAACAAAGTTAATTTTGATAGCCTTATTTCTGGTGGTTTTGAATCGGCAAATGAGTGGATGAATTTTTACGGTGCAGATATAGCTCATGCTAATGAGACAGGTGAAATCACTAAACAAATGATGCGCATATTAAGAAAAATAGCAACAGGTGAAACAATTTCTGGACGGGGCATTGGAAGAAACGCATTTACATTTAAAAATAACGCCGTATTAATACTAGATACAAATGAAAGTGTCGATACTGGTGAAATTACAGCCAATACAACGCGAACAGTTAAAATATCGCTAAAGGATAGACCCATAAATGAAACTGATGAAGAACGTTATCAGATTTTTAAGCCTTATTGGGATTATATACAACCTAATGGCAACATTTCAGTTAGTGCTTCAGTGTCATTCTTAATAGTGAGTTTGGAATATTTAAAAGAAAATGGAAGAGAATTTAAATTTAAGGATGTAATGCTCAAGTATTATTTTAATGAAGATGAATTGACTGAAACTCAAATTACTATGATCAGATTGTTATCAAAACAAGGCTTTATATTAGCAGGCGATGTAACTTTACAACGCTTGATAGAACAAGATTACTCAAGTTTACGTTACAAGAACGCTAAAGAAGATATGAGGAAAATTGGCATTAGTATCAATAATCAAAAGAAAATAGACGGGGTAAATACAAAAGTTCATAAAGTTGGAAACATTGAATTATTTAATATGGCTTTAGAACTAATTTCTGAACACTAAGGTTACTGTAACTCTAGGTAACTTATATAGTAACTCTAAAAATAGCGTTGTAACAATTGGTAACCTATATAACTCTTATTACTGTAACATTAATCGATAACTTTTGATGTTGTTGATGATATAGGTAAAAATAAGAGTTATTAGAGTTACTGGTTACCTACAAAGGAGGTATACAATGACAGGTTATCATGTAGCAAAACAATTATTGAAAAAGAATATTGAAGTGATACCACTTAACAATCACAAAAAGCCAACTGTTTCATTTGCTGATAAAGATATAACGGATGAATTCATTGAATATCATTCTAATATTTATCATAAAACAAATGTATTGGGTGTATTAACACGTGGTGTATGGTGTATCGATATTGATGTAAATCATGATGATGGTAAGAATGGTTTTGAGAGTTTAAAACAAATACCATATTACGAAGAACTTGTTACCAATGCACAAAATACGTTAGTACAAACAACCGCTAGTGGTGGAAAACACATCATATTTAAAAAGCATGACAATATCGAATACGGTCAGAAGATAGGTTATTTACCGTCTGTTGATATCAAAGCACATCCCAATAATTATTTTGTGCTTGCAGGTAGTCAAACAGCTAAAGGTATATACGCTCATAACGGTGTCAATGTAACTGAGTATCAAGGAGAGTTTGAGAAACGAATATTTTCTAAAGCTGGTAATTACAAACAACAAGTATTAGAGCCATATTCCATTCGACGAGCACTACCTAATTATAGTTTTAGTCACGTAAGAGTTGGCAAAGGTGGAGAAGGAAAACGTGCATATCAACGCATTATAGACGGTCAAAGTGAATATAGGAACAATGATTTATATAAAGCAGTAAGTTATGCGATTCAATGTAACGTAGATATTGAGCCGTTACGTGTATTGATTGGAGATAATAAAAACGGCGATGTATTTACGGAGAGAGATTGGGAGGCGACTGTTAGAAGTGCAAGCCGTTAAAGAGGATTACAATTTAGACGAACAAGCTCAAAGGATTGGTTTAATAACTGGTATATCTAACGAAATATACTATTGTTCAATAAGTTATTTATCAACGGTTTATTTAGAATATATTGATAACACTTGGACTGCATGGCGTGAGAGTTATATTCCTAAATTAAATAAAAGAACAAGTTACAAAGTTATAGCTTCAGGAAGTTTTGAATTAGTGCTAGCTAGATTAAAGAGTTATTTAAATTATATAAAAAGGAGTAAGTGATATGAACATAGAAACTATTGTAAACCAATTTGAAACACGAGCAGGCACGTTACTAAGGTACTACACAGGATTATTAGAAAGTAGTAGAGAAACGCATTTCGCTTTCAAAATATATAATGATCCATTTGATATGGTATACGTGATGATGAAAGGTAAATTATACGGACATGTATATATTAAAGATTGTAAAGTAAGGCAATCATTTGAATTAGCGTCACCTAAGTACACTGAGGGGCTTATAAGAAGCATAGAAGGTCATTATGTAGGTTATGAATTACATGATGGCAAACAGCTTTCTATTAGTGATGTGATGGCTAGTCAATTGTTTGAAGATGAGTATTTTATGTATGGATTACAAACATATGCAGAATCAAATAATAGTGATGTGTTTGAGTACCTAGAAAATGGATTTGATACAGATACACTTGAGGGCATTCAATCGAGTAATACTGATGTGATAGCGAATATTGAAATGTTGTATCAGTTAGCTACAGGAATCAATGAACCAGCACCAGAGTTAGTTGAGGGGTTGAGATTAGTAACTGAGTTTGTACAAGATGAGAATGCGACACAAGAGGATTACAAGGCTTTAGAATGTAAATTGAATAATCTAAAAGCGTCTTACTATAGCTTGAGTAAATAATGTTATGAGGGGTCACATGTAGTGTGTGGCTCCTAATAAAAATAATAAGGTTATAGCAATGTATACGAATTTTGGTGATGCTAATACAAGCTAAAGTTTGTGTTTTTGGTATAGTCTAAAAGTTAAGTTTGTTCGCAATTTGTTCGCTCTATTATATCGAACTTAAGTTCTGTATTGCTGTGATGTAAAAGGCTCTTTATTAATTATTTAATGTGGTTTTATAAGCGTTATATGCGACAAGCTAAACAACTGATAAAACGCGACTCAAAGCGAACGTAAGTTTGTTTTAGACCTGTAAAAATGGTATAATTTAGGTATGGAATAATCAAAAGAAAGAGGTGTAGAAATGCAAGGTATCGTAGAAAAAGAGACGTATCATTTACCCACCGAACACCTGCAAGTTTTCAATGTGATAAAAAATACGTCCAATAAGTATATTACTAAAACTAAAATCTTAAATCAATTAGGATATGAATATAATTCAAGCAATGAACGATGGTTAAGAAAAGTAATCAATTCATTAGTATATGATTATGGCTATCCTATCGGATGTAGTTATAAACCTAGTGAACGTGGTTACTACATTATTACGACAGAACAAGAAAAGCAACAAGCGATGATAAGTATTAAAAAGCTAGCTGATGGCAGTATGAAACGCTATGAAGCTTTGAAACGAATTGAAGTGTAAAGGGGATAAAAATGAAAACTGAATCGTACTTTAAAGAATACAACCAATTTGTAATAGATCAACAAAAGGCTATACAAGAATTGGAACAAGAGCGTAATGCATTGGAGAGTAAAATAAAGTTAGATAAGTCCACATACAAACAGTTAATCATGGATGGACAAGATGATAAAGCAGATAACCTATATCAAGCAACAGATGCTGATGAAAAGAAACTAAAAGCACTTAATAAACGCTTAGAGACAAAGAAAAGTGTGTCGAAAGAAGTTAAATATCAAAAGACAATTGAATTATTAAAACATCAAAGCGAGTTGTCATCATTATATGAATCAGAAAAGCAACCAGCTTTAGGTAAATTAAAAAAGGTAGTCGATGCATATAATGAGATCATTGATGAAATAGAAGATATTAATGATAGATATGAAGATGAGCATCAGCAATATGCGAGTATTTATAGTCAAGAACAATTATATGATGATAAAGAGGCTAGGGAAGCATTGAATGGCTACTTTAGAGAAAATATATTTACATCATATATTAATGGTAATGATTTGCCATACGAACACAATAACAAGTTGTTTTTAAAACGTTAAAAAGAAAGGGTAATTAAATGGAAACAAAATACGAGTTAAATAATACTAAAAAGGTCGCAAATGCATTTGGTTTAAATGAAGAAGATACAAATCTATTAATAAATGCAGTTGATTTGGATATTAAAAACAATATGCAGGAGATTTCAAGTGAGTTACAACAATCAGAACAGTCTAAGCAAAAGCAATATGGTACAACGCTACAAAATTTAGCTAAGCAAAACAGGATTATTAAATAGCAATGATTGCCTATCCAATTCGGGTAGGCTCTGTTTATAGGGGTGAATAAATGAAACTGCTTAAAACGAAGAATTGTTTATATTATCATAATGGTGACAATAAATTATCTGATTATCAACTATTAACGCAATTTAACCCAGCATTTATTAATAAGAAAATTAAGATGTGTGAATTCCAAATTGAAAGTATGTACCATATGAGTGCATCGACAACAACATGTGATGAAATAATGGGGGTCGTGTCTGTCTCATATCCAATTGAAAAACTAGTTATCAAAATTATTGAAACAAAGGCAAGATTACAAAACTATAAAAATCGATCTATAAGTAATATGGTGTTGTTGAAAACGGTACTAAATCATTATACAGAAAGAGAGCAGAAGCAAGTTGTAAAATATATGCGTTCAAATGGACGATATAAGCCCTACAACGTCATTGAACGCTTACAGGTTGATTTGTATCAAGCAAGTATTAAACAACGTTCAGAACGTCAAAAACAAAGAAATACAGCAATTGAAAACAGTAAGATTGCACGAGTAAATGCATATCACCAATCTTCATATGTAAAAGTGGTGTAACAATGGATAAAAAGCAAATAAAAGACTTCGTTTGTGATTATCATAAGCGAACTAGAAGTGATGTGTTGATAGATGATGAAATAAATACCGATGAATTCTTTTCAATAGGTGATGAAAATTCTAATGAATGGATGGCAGACGATAACATTGATGATCATATTGTAAAGAATCACTTAGAAATGATTGTTGTCCGAGTAGCGACCGATAAAGAGTTTTATATTTTTGACTCCCTTATACAAGGACGTAGTTATCAAGATATTAGTGGTGTCTTAGATTGTTCAGAACAATCTGTAAGATTATGGTATGAAACCTTATTAGATAAAATTGTGGAGGTGATAGAATGAGTGAGTTAACGGCAAAACAAGCGCGTTTTGTGAATGAGTATATTAGAACACTTAATGTTACACAAAGTGCTATAAAAGCAGGTTATAGCGCAAATAGTGCACATGTGACAGGGTGTAGGTTATTGAAGAAGCCACACATCAAGCAATATATACAAGAACAAAAAGATAAGATTATAGATGAGAATGTATTAACCGCAAAAGAGTTACTACATGTGCTTACGAATGCGGCAGTCGGTGATGAAACAGAAACGAAAGAAGTTGTAGTCAAGCGAGGGGAATATAAAGAGAATCCACAAAGTGGCAAAGTACAGCTAGTCTATAACGAACATGTTGAACTGGTAGAGGTGCCAATTAAGCCAAGTGATCGTTTAAAAGCTCGTGATATGTTGGGGAAATACTATAAGTTATTTACAGATAAGCATGATATTAACGGCAATGTGCCTATATTCATTAACATTGGTGAATGGGACGGAGACGATGAGGAATTAGATAAGGCAGTGAAAAATGTATCTAACGCTAATCCTAATCATACTGTGATTTTGGATGATATACCATTAGAGGATTGAGGAGATTGAAACATCGTTTAATTGTGATATATAGTAATCATAACATTTAAAAATTTGTTAAAATTAGTACTAGGTACTAAAATGTAGTATAATGATTTTGTGTAGTTGCAACTAATGTCATTCCCTGATATTAGTTGCTTTTTTTAATATGAAACCTTTTTATTTTGTACAACTAAATATATAATAAAAAATAACTACACATGAAAGAGGTTAAGGGGAAAGTGAATAAAGATATTAAAATTAAAATCATTAAGATTACTACTCCTATTGAGTTTGAGAAAGATGAAAAAAATACTGCTCATGTAGGAGATTTCTTTGACTTTAATAGATTTAATTATTGTATTAAAGAAAAAATGAAATTAAGTGAAAAAGACAGACTTAAAACTTATAAAAAAACTGAAAGTTTTTATATTGAAAATTATAATGAAGATTTTAGCGACGATTTCGCAGTTGGAAATTTTATTTCTTTAAAGCATGGCTTTATATCAGATAATTTAAATATTACTGAATTTAAAGTAACAAGACAAAACGAGAAAGATGATGCTATTAAAAATAAAGTCAGTTTTTTAATTGATAAAAAGAGTGGATATTTTTATATTGTTAATGATGAGTTACACGTTATCAATTTTGAAAGATTAAGAAATTACTTTTTTATAAAAAAACCTAAAAGAATGAAATATATAAATAAATTCAATGAAGAAAATCCTAATGCATTTATAGATGAAAACAATAATAAGCTTTATATGATAGAGTTATTAGAACCTTTACCATTTCTTGAAAAGATTAGTAAGTTAACAACAGTCAAAAGTATTAAAATTAATCCTTCAAAAACAATAATTGAAGATGAAAAAGATAATAATATTTTTGATGATTTGAAACAAAATTTAGATAAAAATAATGTTGGAGAATATCAGACAGAGATTAAACTTACTAAATTTAAAAATAAGAAACTTACTAATGAATTAAAAAATTTTATTGAATATTTAGCAAAAAGTAAAAAATATGAAGATATCGCTGTGGAAGGAAATGTAAGTAATAATTATCCTAAAAAAATTACTGAAGATTCAACAACTAGAGACTTTTATGTAAAAAACGAAGTTGATGTAAAAGGTTTTCCGAAAGAACAACAATTATTTCAAAATATTCAAAGAGTTATTGAAGAAGAGGATCAATTGAATGTTGACAACTCTCAATATAAAGAGATTAAAGGGGTAAAATTATAGAGGGACGGAGTGTTAATTATGAGTAGAAGAACAAACAATTTAGATAATACTAGTTTTAAAACAAAGAAAACACGATTTCTTTATACATGCAATTTTTTAAAAGATTTTAAAAAAGGATTTAAAAAATTAGATTTATGTATACTTATTATATTATTAGTAATTATTTTTTGCTTCGTTTGTGAAATTATAAAATATAAACTTGATTCTAATTTAGATGTTCTAAAAAAATTTGTTCCTCTTTTGTTAACTTATTATTCAATTACTATTGGTTTTACTCTATCTTCTCTAACTTTTATGGCTGGGAATATTGAAAAATATAAAAGTAAGGCTAAGAAACTTTTCAAAAATATAATAACATTTTGTATATCTTATATTGTTATTTCATTAATTACTATTATAGTTTATTTAAGCTTATTTCTAGTTATGCATTATTTTAATTTTGAAGGTACGAATTATTGGATTAAGTTATTTACTTATTATATTTCGTTAATTTTACCTATAATTTCCATTTATATATTTATAAAAATAACTTTAATTATTTATCTCTTCTCACTAAACCTCTCTATGAATAATGAAAAATAATTATAAACGCATGCGAACAATTCAATAAAATATAACTAAAGAAACGTCACTTTCGAGTGGCGTTTTTTGTATTTTAAGACGCTGAGAAACGCACTGTGTTGCAGTGAGCGATTAGTGTGTATATAGAAATAGATAAAGTGTAGATATAGATTTGTAAATAATAGACTAATATTTGAGATAGATACTTTGCTTCTATCTCTTTAAAAAAGACAAGTTACATTAAAAAAGTAACCTGTCTTTAACCATGATTAGTTTATCGTGATGTTATCTATATCCTTTTTAAATAACATCAATTGTTTATGATCATTATAGTCATCACCAACTTTAGCTGAAATTGGGGGATCATTTTTATCTTTACTATGGATAGTTACTGTGTCGCCGTTTTTAACGATTTGTTTCTCTTTTAATTTGTCAGTTAATTTTTTCCATGCATCATTTGCGTCAAACCTATTTCCGTTTGGATTTATTCTTGACAAATCAATTCTTTTAACACTATCGGTATTAATCGGTTTGTTATTAGAATTGCTAAGTTCATTTAAATTGGCGGTACCTTCAATACTGTTTTCACCGCCATTTGGTAATTTATAAGTCACTTTGACATTTTCATTATCTGTTTTATCGATAATATTAGCCTCTTTCAAAGCATCTCTTACATTTTTCCACAACTGTCCGTCTGTTGTTTCAGCAGCTTTTGCAACGTTATTAATACCATTATAATTTGAAGAAGAATGAAAACCTGAACCTACTGTTGTTAAAACTAAAGCACTTGCTATCAATGTTTTTGTTAATAGTTTTTTATTCATTTTATTTTCTCCTATAACTTATTTGCAATCGATTACAAAGTAATTTTACAATTATTATTTATGTAAATCAATTAAATAATTATTAACAAATCCATAAAATTTTATCATTAAAATATAATAATTTTGAGCTAGAAATATTCGTCATTTATGCTATAATCGTTTTAGACACAGCAATGTGTTCAAATTTTCATCTATTCGTAAGTTAGCCTTCGGGCTGACTTTTTATTTCCATTATTCACATGTTAATCTTGTTGTTGTTTAGGCAGGTACTTCGGTACTTGCCTATTTTTTTATGCAAATTTTAAAAAACACTTGAATAATAAACATTTGTTTAGTATAATTATATTTGTAGGTTAGTTGATGACTTACAAATTATGTGTAAGGAGGTGAAAAGCCTCATGCTAGACATAATAAAAACACTTCTAGAACATCAAGTATTGGCAGTACTGATAATTCCAGAAGTGTTAAAACAACTTAGAGAATGGCATCTCGGCTACCTAGACCGAAAGCCAAACAACAAAGATTAACATTATGCTTGGAGCCTGACGGCTCCTCCTTACACTTATATAATATAATATTATTTGGAGGTTTTCAATTATGACAGAACAAATGTATTTATTATTGTTTTTATTAAGCCTACCATTGTTATTATTTATCGGGAGAAAAACACATTTTTATTGTTTAGATAAAAAGAATGGACGTAGATAATATGAGTGATTATAAATTAAAAATAATTGAATTGATCAAAAGTGATATAACAGGTTACCAAATTCACAAACAAACTGGCGTAGCGCAATATGTAATTTCACAATTAAGGCAAGGAAAGCGCGAAGTAGATAACTTAACTTTAAATACAACTGAAAAACTATACAGTTACGCACGACGAGTGTTATAA